ATATCCATAAAAAACTTGTGCTACGCTAGATTTTACCCAAAAAGATAATGTAATAAAGCTAGATGCCGAAGTATAATTCCAACCACTATTTGCTATATTTTGTGCTTCTATCTTTTGCCCAAATTCTACAATATCACCTGCACCTGCACCACTTGTTTGATTCCCATTAGTTATTTTAAAACACTTTCTAAAGCCAAGAGTATATGGTGTTGTTCCACTTGCGACATCAGCTTGTTCATGTGTGGCATTTTCATCATTACCACTTAAATTACATTTAAATCTATCAACACTTCCATATCCGTCAGCAGTAGATGACGTACCACGTTGAGCCACTTGCATAGCTCCGTTGATTATTAAATTACGATTACTTAGGTTATTAGTAATATTGGCAGTACACGTTCCATCAGTATTATTGACAGTAATAGCAGCAGCACTAGCTCCTACCCCTTTTATCGAATTTACCTTGATCTCTGACATAATTAACTAGGTACAGTAGGGAAAGTAACAGATGACATATCTAAATTACCACTTGAATCAAGTGCTGGCGATGAACTGGCTGGTAGATCACGCAAACTTTGACGATATGTTTTCCAAGCATCTGCAAGTGTTAAATCAGAACTAGCTCGCCAATCTGTAGCAGCTAATAATTTATCTCTTTCTACTCTTAATAATCTCATTCCTTCTGCATTAGTTAACCTTGTTACTTCAGCATCTATTTCAGATTCGGTTGGTTTTGTTTCGCTTTCAAGCCATGTTAAGCCAGAGTATTCTTCACCACTCCAAGTAAATTGTTTATTAGGTTTTAAACTAACTAATGCTTTTGTTTTTGTATAAATCATGCTGCAATTTCCTCTAAAGTTATAGTTGATGTTCTTGGGTAATTACTATTGCTAACACTAATAGTAGCTCCAGAAGAAAGAAGTTGTACATGCATTTTGTAAGTTATAGCATTGCCAAGAGTATATGATGGCGAATCAAGATAAATAACCGCACTACTAGTATAATAATTTCCTTGGCCAACACTATTTGCTCCAAGTATTATTCCAGCAATATCAGAAAATGAACCACTTGCAATTTGTCTAGCAACAATAAAAATTCCGACACTAGTGTTATTTGTTGTATTATCAATATCAGTATCAAAACTAAAAGTAACTTTTATTTTACTGCTTGCAGCCGTTGGTGTGATAGCTTTGCTGTACCCAGTTACATCTGTATGACTTGTTGAAGTGCTTGTAAAAGTTGAAGGAAGTTGATGGCTAACAACTTGTAATAACTTTCCTCCTACATCCGCACCAAATTCAAGTTCTGCATTTGTTGCACTATGGTTTGCACTTGCTACTTTTAAAACTTGACCAGCCGATCCACTTGTAGATGGTAATTTTAAAGTTACATCATTGGTAGGATTAGCCGCTGGACTATTTAAAATAGTGCCGTTACCTGATGCGTGTTTTAGTTTAATACTTGCCATAATTAACTAGGCTTGGGATTGTCGGTTTTAACTTTTTCACAAGCTGTATAGTATGCTTCTAGTTTACTTGAATCTCCCTTACTATTCCAGTACATAGCATCTGCAAAGTCTCCCAAAGATGGATAAAGAGGTTGTCTTGTAGATTGATATGCAATAGCTGCTGCTTCAGTATTTAGTGTGGTTCTTGCAGCGTCTATATCAGATTGAACTAGAGTTACCTGAGTAACCCCATCATCTTTAAAAGCACCTACATCATCTTGAATACTTTTAACTTCTGGATAAGCCTTATAAATAGCTTCATGGTCATAAATTGCCATTATGCTGCTACCTCCATAAGAGTAATAGTTGAACAGCCACTACCAGAATAATTAAGTGTACCTGTGTGATATGCTGTTCTATTCATATAGACAGTTCCTTGTTGTGCTCTCCATTGAACTCTATAACTATGTTCTGCTGCTGATACTGCTGTATCTAAAGTGCTAACTGTTACTGAACGAAAGTCATAATAATTACCATAACTGGTCGTATGATAAGTCGAAGAAAATCCTTGATTGGCTGTATATGTTGTATTTACAGTACTATACGCAATGTTATAACCTGTTCCGCCCACAAATCTTACTAGTTTTAAAAAACTTTCTCCACTTCCACTCATTTTCATATCAACCATACAAAGTATTTTGTTAGAAGATGAAGAAGGTGTTATTGTTCTTACCAATGCTGTGTCAGCAAAACTTTGACTTGCAGTACTACTTGATGTAAGTATTTGTGTTTGCACTACTTGAAGAATTTTGCCACCACCTATTCCTGTTAGTCCCGAACCATCTCCTGTTAAACCACTATTTGTAATCGACATTCTTTCAACACCACCAGTTGAAAACTTGATAGTGTCAGCAGAAGGGAAGCTTATTCCTGTATTTGTGTCATCTCCAACGACACTTGGTGCGGAAACTGATCCAGCTACACCTTTAACACCAGTTGTTCCAGAAAGTTCTAAGCTCATAATTAAAGAATAACAAATAAACTGCCAGAAGGCACAGTCACAGTAACTCCACTATTTATAACAGGGCTTACTGTATGTGCATTTTTTCCAGAAGTAATTGTATAGTTTGTTGTTACGTTAGTATCTGATTCAAAGAACACTTCATCAGTTCCTCCTCCAGTAGCTCCAGCACCTCCACCAATAGCACCCCAAGCACCATTGTTATAGCCTTCAAACTGATTTAATGTTGAGTTATGTCTAAACATACCAACAGCAGCACTACCATCTCTCTGGGCTGTCGTACCAGAAGGTATCGTTAAACTAGACGTATAGTTATGAATTACTTTTCCTGTAAATGTAGACCCTGATAATGCTGCATGACCAAAGTTTGCTTCGTTTATTTTTCCTAAAACAACATAAGTTGCAGTATCACCTGAGACTGCTGTTGCTATTTTTAATTCATTAGTGGATGTATTTATATGAGGTTGAAACTGAGCTATATTTGCTGCTCCTGATGGGTCGCTACTTCCAGAACTTAATGTTCTTAATGCTGTAAATATTTCATTTAATTTCGTACGAACTGCCGCACCCGTTCCATTGGCGGTATTGTAATTATTACCCGTTTCGCTGGTGGTCGAACCTGGTCTAGCCATCTAAAAAACAAATATTGATCTTATTCTAACTTGCTTTACCAAATCCGACAGCCTGATACGTGAAATTTCTATCAACTGAAGCATTTGAAGAATTTTTAAAGTGAACACTAAAACCCGTTCCAGAAACACTTGATATTTCAAAAAAGTCTCCAGACTGCATATTTTGTGCAGTAATACCGACAGAAGGTAAGCTACTATTTACACCACCAAGACCAGATGTTCCAGTAAAGAAGGGGCTTTGGAACGTGACTGCTTTTGCTGATGCTCCACTTGCTGTAGTTGCAAGACTCTGTTCTGTTCTTCTTTGCATAGAAGCTGTATAACCTAGTTGGAAAACTCTAATATCCTGTGCTGGATCATCACTTGTTAGATTTACTTTAAACTGAAAACCTCTTCCTTTATAAGTTCCATTTGTAAAAGTCTGAAAACCAGAATAAGTAGGAGATCCACTATTAGGATTATCTTGAGTAACACGAACTAGCATTTCTGCGTTTACTTCAGTTGCAGTTAATCCTTCAAAGTCTCCTCTTGCGTCTAAATCTGGTATTGAATCAAATAAATCTGAAGGATAAAATGCTTCTGTTAAGAAATGACGTTTCAAATCAAGACTATACACATCTCCTAAATCTAAAGTAGTACTTCCTGGTGCTCCACCAAATTCATAAGTACCTAATGGTGCAATACCTCCTACATCATCAAGAGATGAAACTAAATCAAAATCTGTAATACTATCAAATTGTCCTACACCAGTAAGATTTAAAGAATTTGTTGGGGCATCAAAAGCAACATTAGTTTTTGTTCCTTGAAATTTTGGAACATCTAAATCTTCTCTTCTTGTTTGGATTAATTTTGCATCAAGAGTATCGGGTAAGTCTAAAATTACACTTGCTTCACCAGCACTAAATCTACCCCCATCATCTTGAAATTTTAAAATATACTCTCCTTCAAGAAGTGGAACATCAGCAGAGGTTGTATTACCAGCTAATGCTTTTACTAAATCAGTAGCGTTAGAAAAAGATCCCGTTCCATCGGTCTTTGAAGAGTGTCTTACATAAACACGGCCACCATGAGTAACATCTAAATCTGTTGCTAAATTCCAGCGTAATCGTACTTGTTTATCATTTATTGGTTCTCCCGTTAGTCCTGTGACATCAGCAGGAACAGCAGTTTTACCAACAGCATTAAAAGTATCACTAGCATCTGTAGCACTAGGTTCTAGAGCAGCATTTAAACTACGAACAGATACTTCATAAGCTCCAACCTGTGAGTTAACAATTTCAAAATCAGGACTACTGGTTGTAGTCGAGACAACATTATTATCTTTAAATCTATAGTTAACTAAATAGTTTGAAACACCAGTTACAGGCTGCCATCTAACGATTAATTTAGATACAGGCTGGTTATTAATAAGAACTATCACTTCATTAGCTGACAATCCACTAGGAGGAGGCTTAAGAAGATTTAAAGTTGTAATTTTTTGAACTGGAATTGGCTGATTATCTTCAATAAACGCATATTTTTCGTTTACATAAGCTAGTGCTGTTATTCCATAATTAATACCATCGACTTCTTCGACAGATATAACTCGGAAAGACTGAGCAGAAATAGTATCGTTTTCAAGTAACCAAACACTATTAGAATTTGGTGTCTGACTTAAAGCACTATCTAAAGTAATTATCTTGCCTGATATTGCAGTTACATTTTTAGTTTCAACTGTTCCATTTGGTAGTATTACACTTAATTTAGGGTTGTTTTCAGCAGATAAATCAGTTGAATCTGAATCATCTACAGTTATTTGAGTAGTCGTAGCAGTATTAATTCTTCCTCCTCTTCTTACTCCTGATCTCCCTGGATCGGCAATGCTGACAATCGTTCCAGGTCTAACAACAATTCCTGATTCCATTGAAGCAGAAAAAGTTACTACTTCTGTTTCTCTTTGTTCTGTAAATAATATTGCTTTTGCAAATCTTCTAGCTTGACCTCGACTTGTGCAACCTAATGCTTTTACTCTTTTAACGTGTAATCCATATTTATTTCTATAAGCTGACTCTGCTTCTACTTCTTCATAATCTAAATCTCTAGTTTCCATATTAAAATAGGAAACTGCAACTACTGTGCTTCTAGTTTTTAAGCTGCTACCTGTATAGCTGAATCCTTCGGGGCCAACATTAGACAAAGTAAATAAGTAACTAGGATCTTTAGGACTATCTTGAGTAAGAAGTAATGCCCCTTCAGACCAAATAGGCATACATCTCATTATTCCCGATAAAGTATTTATGACATCAAAAGCTTCTACACTTGATTGAATATTTATATTGCAAGCAAATCTAGCTTCCTGTCCATTAAATCCATCATCAACAAGTTCGTTAGAAAACTTACTTGCAGTTACAAATGAAAATAAATCTAAATTACTATCAATAATATGATTACCTAATCCATACCTTGTATTAGTAATTAAATCTAAAAGTATTAAAGCAGGGCAAGTTGTCCATTGAGCAGCACCCATTACTCCATTAAAAATATATCCAGTTGGATAAACTATTCTGCCAGTTTGTAAATCTACAGTTGGAGTTCCTGATGAGTTAGCTCCTGCACCTGGGATTCTTACTTTTACTCCTCTAACTCTAAACTTTCTAGCAGGAATCCTAGTAAAAAATTCTGA